CAAGAAAACGGCTGGAGGTGGAAAACGTGGGTGATGAACGAAAACCAATCGGGAAAGATGCAAGCGGTTATGATGTATTAACGACCGCGGTAAAGGCGTTGCTTAATCAATTCCCAGGTTTATATGAATATGAAGCTGTTAAATTTGAAGAACTAGAAAAAGATTACGGAATTGCATTTTCGGCAGATAACGGAGCTTTAATCTTTTCTGAAACAGAGGACGTGATTGGAGGAGTTCACCAGACCTGCCAGTATCCTTTCTATATTATATACCGTACATCATCCACAAAAGAGCGCCAGAAAATGAGCATACAGGAATTTCTTGATACATTTGGAAAGTGGTTATGCCGGGAGCCGGTTGTGATTGATGTGAGTGAGCAACGATTATCAAATTATCCCACATTATCCCAGGGAAGGAAGATAACCAAAGTTACCCGTGATAACTCTTATGGCCTGGAACCGCAGGAAAGTGGTGTGCAGGATTGGATACTTCCGGTATCGATAGAATATAAATATGATTTTGAAAGATGGTAGAGCCAGACGCTAAGACGCAGAGCCTTAAGCTATGGCTCTATTTTTTTATCATGAAAGGAGAAAATCAGTGGCGACATGGACATACGCCGAAGGAGAGGCAAAAAGAAAAGATTTTATGGTGTTTTGGGTAACAGATGGTAATGCATCAACAATCAAAAAAGACACCATTGAGATTATCGGAAAAGGTGTAGAAGATATGCCTATTTCAATGAATCCAGAAACAGAAGAAAGTCAGGATGTGCTTGGAAACAATAACTATGATATTACCGGATACGCAGAGAGCATGACGGTAGACCCAACCAACATATCAGGGGAAAATAAGTACTCTCAGAAGATTGATACCTTAATGGAAGAGAGGGCAACGTTGTCTGATTTGCGTTTGAAGTATCTTTGCGTAAAACGATACAAAACCGACAGTACCGGAAAGATGCGTGCCTGGGTACAGGATGGCGTGGTCGAGTTGGGAGATTTTGCCGGAGGACTTAAAGGCGTTTCGGCAACCCATACAGTCCATTACGTAGGAGATAGGACGCTTGGAGCAGTGGACCCGTCAACTATGACATTTACCGCAGACAGCGCAGAACCTGCATCATTATCAGAATAATGGAGGAAACAAGAATGCCTAATATACCAATAAAAATCGAAAGTCCGGTTAAATATTATGATTTCACAGACCAGCACGGAGATATACTGGCAACTCTGAAATTTGTCCCGTCAGACCTTGACATATTCGAACGGCAGCAGAATGTGTATAAAGCATTTGAGGATATGTGGAGGGAATTAAAAGAAACTCTCGATAGCAAGAAAAAAGAAGAACTCTCATTAGAGACAATCAACAGATATGCAAAGTCTTTGCAAGATAAATTTGATTATCTGTTTAATGCGGATACTTCTGGCTTCTTCAAAATCGCCAGTCCATTTACTCCTATGGAAAACGGCGACCCTTGGGCGCTGGTAATCCTTGAAAGTGTCAAAAAAATCATAGAGCAGGAAACTGGTAAGAATTTTACGGAAATGGAAAGTAAGGCCGGAAAATATACACAAGAGTATAATGCCGGTCCGGGAAAATACCCATTTCCCGTAAAATGAATGCGGCGTGGACCCTCCCATATTCTCTCTCTGTTAATGGGGTAAATTATGAAATTCGTGAGGACTTCCGGGCAATATTAGATATTTTATCAGCTTTTGCAGATGAAGAATTATCTGACCCAGAGAAAACACAAGCAATGCTTGAAATTCTTTACTGGCCCATTATCCCGCCTCCGCAGGATTTGACAGAAGCGGCAGAAAAAGCATTATGGTTTATCGACTGTGGTGTGGTGCATGAAGATACTCCATCACCGCGTGTAATTGACTGGGAACAGGACGCAGGAATTATTTTCCCGGCGATTAACAGAATTGCAGGGTTTGAAACACGCGGATGCCAGATAATCCATTGGTGGACTTTCTACGGATGGTTCATGGAAATTGGGGACGGATTGTTTTCTCAGGTCCTTTCTATCCGGCAGAAACTGTCAAAAGGGAAGCGCTTAGAAAAGTGGGAGCAGGAGTTTTTACAGAACAATAAAAAGCTATGTGAACTTGAAAAATCCACTGACAAATCTAAAGAAGAATTTGATTATTTTGCAGAGTTGCTAAAGTGAGGTGATGTTTTTGGCAGCAGACGGAAGCGTGATTATTGATACAAAATTCAATACTGATGGTGTTGAAATTGGAGCCAAAGATATAGAAAACACTCTTAGAAAGTCTGCGGATGCAATTGGTTCGTATGATAAAAGTGTTCAGGATTATGTTGATAATTATGTTTCCAACATGGAAGCAGCAACTAAATCAAACAACGAATTCCGAAGAGAAATTGAAACCTTAAAAAAAAATCTCAAAGATTTGGAAGGCAAGGGCCTATACTTTGGCGATGAAGAATATGACAATACATATTTAAAGTTGCAGAAAGTACAACAAGCTCTTAAAGATTATAAAAAAGAATTAATAAGCCCTACACCCAATGCGCTCCCATTGGATATATCGACCCTTGAAGGACAGATTGATAAACTGGCACTTGATTTGCAACGGCTTAAAGACCGCGGGAAAACATTTGGAGATGAAACTTTTGATTCTACATATAAAGCATTTCAAAAAGCCAACCAGGAATTAAAAGATTACAAAAACCAGTTGGTTAAACCAGTACAAATCCCAGTAGACATTGATTCGATGCAGGGAAAAATCAACGCATTAAAATCACAGTTGGATGACCTTGGAAAACAGGGTAAGACATTTGGGGATGCAACATTTGATTCGACTTATCAAGCGTTTCAAAAAGCAAACGAAGAATTAAAGGCTTATAAAAGCCAGCTTGTTAAACCGGTTGAAATACCTGTGGAGATATCTGCCGAAAGTATGCAAGGGCAGATTAATACTTTAAAGGCTCAGCTTGATACATTAAGTAAACAGGGCAGGACATTTGGTGATATAGAATATGACCAGACAGCCCTAGCGTTAAAACGTGCTGAACAGGCGTTAGTGGATTATAAAAACGAACTGTTTAAAACCGATGCGCAGCGAGAAAAGGAAGCAGAATCAGCCAGAAAACAAGCCGAACAGCAAGCAAAATTAAATCAGAAGCTTGAAGAAGCAAAACAAAAAGAGGCGGCTGCGGCTGCGGAATCTGCAAGGCTTGCAGAAATCGGACAAAATGCAAAGATATCCAATCCGCTTGTGGTAAAACTTAGGGAAGAAATCGAAAGGCTCACCTTACGCCAAAAGGATTTAGAAAAGGCTGGACTTGGACCAGGATATAAAGAGTATGATACTGTTACTGCAACGATAAAAAAACTAAATGCCGCATTGACCAAATATACAACCGGAACTAAAAAAGCAGGAAAAGAAACTAAAAAGTTAAATACGGGATTGAAAAATACCGAAAAATCATCCAGAGGCGCAAGGATGGGAATAGGTCGTATGCTTGCAACCTCTATCCTGTTTAGCACCGTATTCCGTGCAATATCAGCAGTAACAGGCGGCCTTAAAGAAGGTATGGATAATCTGTCCCAGTATTCAGATGATACCAATAAAGCGTTATCCATGCTGATGTCCAGTATGACCCAGCTTAAAAACTCTTTTGGCACAGCCTTTTCCCCGTTGGTGGAATACGCAGCTCCGGCCCTGGCACAGTTTATCAATTTGCTATCCCAGGCCGTCACCTGGACGGCGCAACTGCTGGCGGCATTAACTGGTAAGGATACATTTGTCAAGGCGGTTAAGGTCCAGCAGGATTACGCGGATAGTCTGGATAAGACCAAAGACGAAACCAAGGATGCAGCCAAAGAAACAGAAAAGGCATTAGCACCATTTGATAAGCTGATACAGATAACAACAGGAAAGAAAAAAAGCGAAGATAAGAACGAGCTTAAACCAGAGGATATGTTTACCACGGAAGAAGTATCCAATGATATTAAGCTACAGGCAGAGGCTATAAAGAATACGCTTGGAAAACTGTTCGACCCGCTTAAGGAATCGTGGCTTGAAAATGGCCCACAGGTAATGAGTTCGCTGCAAAATACATTTTCTGCCATCAGGCAACTTGCAAGTGATGTAGGTGCATCATTCATGCAGGTATGGAATGTAGAAGGATATGGGAAAGCAATCACAGATGATTTACTAATCACTTTTGCAAATTTAGTTGATACGGTCGGAAATTTAGTCACCAATTTTGATAAGGCATGGGTATCCGGGGATACTGGAACAAACATTTTAAGGCACCTTGGGGATATTATTCTTGAAATAACAGGATTTTTTCGTCAAGCATCAGAAAGTTTAAAACAATGGTCTGCGGATTTGGATTTTTCACCTTTGCTGGAAAGCTTTGACAGGATTTTGATTGCTGTAAAACCTATTGTATCAGATGTTGGAAACTTGATATTGTGGTTTCTTAACAATGTACTACTTCCAATTTCAAAATGGGGAGTAGAGCAAGCGTTGCCAACTGTATTTGATTTAATTGCAGCAGCCCTGAAAGCAATACATAGTGTGATTGATGCACTGAAGCCATTGGGAATATGGTTATGGGAAGAATTTTTACAGCCATTAGGAGAGTGGACCGGAGCAGTTATCATAGCTGCATTAGAAAAAGTTGTTGAATGGTTGACTAAATTTTCGGATTGGGTAAGTCAAAATCAGACATTGGTAGAAAATATTACACTTGCAGTGCTGGCATTTTTTGCAGCGTGGAAGTTTTCAGAATTTGTATTGGGAATAGGACAATTAATAAGCAATCTTGGAGGATTTTTAGCAATTGGAGAACGTGTTATTTCACTTTTAGCAAGGACTGTATCAAATATAAATCCCCTTATCCTTGCTATATCAGGCATAATATCGTTGATTGCTGTGTTGGCCAAAAACTGGAGCAACATGTCCCCAACAGAAAAAGTCATAGCAAGTATACTGGCAGCGGCTTCGGCAGTAGGAATCTTGGCGGTTGCTTTGGGCGCTTTGGCTGGTGGCGTGGGCGCTGGTGTTGTAGCTGCTTCATTAGCCGCTGGAATAGCTGCTGCTACAATAGCAATTAATGCTGGTAAGCGTGCTGCATCTGCCGGATATTCTGGTGGGTATGGGGGAAGAGGTGCCTATCCCATGTCTGCTTATGCAGCGGTTCCATATAAAATGCCGATGCTTGCAACCGGAACAGTAGTACCACCACGGGCTGGAATGTTTGCTGCTATTCTGGGAGATAACAACCGTGAAACAGAAGTGGTATCCCCTTTGTCAACTATGAAGCAAGCTCTCAAAGAAGCTTTGGCAGAGAGCAATATATCTAGCAGAAACCAGATTGCTAAAGCAGAGCTAATACTTGATGGTACAAGATTTGGTCAGCTTGTAGTCAAATTCGGAAACAACGAAAAGAATCGTGTAGGTGTAAGAATGGTAACGGAAGGAAGCGTATAATGGCACAGAATGGGAACGGAGTATTTACCATAGACGGAGTTAATCTCCGTCTATGGGTAAAATCCTTAAAGCGAAATTTTTCGGTCGCAGATAGTGAAAATTCTGGACGTTTGCAATCTTACCGGATGCACCGTGATATCATTGGTACATTTTATAATTACACCCTCGATATTGATGCAGAAAGAAGTAACCCAGCTGACTATGATACATTTTATGAAATTATCTCCGCTCCGGTTGAGTCTCATAATATGGTATTCCCATATGGCCAAGAAACCAAAGAGTTTGAAGCATACATAACGAGCGGGGATGATGATTTAAAAATCAACAAGAACGGAAAAGAAGGTGAGCGTAACCATTGGACCGGGTTATCCATTACCTTTACCGCTATGGAGCCGCAGAGGAGGCCGTGATGTGTTTTTAAAGCAATCCATATTATCTGATGCAGAACAGAATACTGAGGGATTAAAGATTGTTTATGATGACTTGGCCCCTTATGCCAAAGAAAATAGTACAGCATCCATTACAAGACCTGGATTAAGACCGAGAATAGGACTTCGTCCAGGCCCTGGTTTACATCCGCGTGGGACAATAACAGAGCAGGAATTTCCAGAATTAAAGCGAGATGATATTTCTTATCCTGGATATGCTCTATGCTTTCCACGGTTTTCTCTGCTGAATGGAAAGTATATCAATTTTCCAGATAATCCGCTTCCGTATGGATATATAAGCCCAGAAGTATCAAATGAACAAGGATTGTTCGGATATGTTAAGCAAAGCAAAGGACTTAAGCCCCAAATAGGTTTGCATCCAGGAATGTTTTTATATCCTAAATCAACAACTGAAAAGATAATTGAATCCCCCATGCTTACAGTAACCTTTAATCAAAAATTCACCAGTGTAGGATTGCTCTTTACTTTTAATATGATGTCTGGAGATTATTGTACACGAATGAGAGTAAAGTGGTACTCGGATAATAACCTCTTGTCAGATATGGAGTTTTCCCCGGATTCAGTCAGATATTTTTGTAATAATTATGTGAGAGGATATAACAAACTGGAAATAACGTTTTTGCAGACATCAAACCCCATAAGGCCAGTATTTGTTACCAGAATAGATTATGGAATATACCGTGATTTTCTGGACAACGAATTATTGGAAAGAAACTGTTTGCAAGAAATCAATGCAATATCAGAAAGCATAAGTATTAACACATTGAATTTCACGGTAAGGACAACATCCAATATACCGTTTGATTTACAGAAAAAGCAGAAACTTACTTTATATTTCAACGGTGAGCTCATAGGAAATTTTTATCTTAAAAACGGTGCCAGGAAAAACAAAACGGATTACCATATGGACGCGCATGATGCAGTGGGCGTATTGGATGGCAATGAATTCGCTGGAGGAATATATACAGGCCAGCCGGTTTCTGAAGTATTAGAGAAAATATTTGAGAATGAAGATTTTAATTATTTGTTGGATGAATCATTTTCAGATATTCCGCTTTATGGATACATACCGTATACCACAAAGAGAAACGCATTAGTATACATATGCTTTGCTATTGGAGCTATTGCAGATACAAGCAATTACGATGGAATTGTTATCTATCCGCAAGAAAATGATTTGAGTGGTGAATTTTTGAATGATGAAGTATTTTCTGGTGTTACATTGGAGCATTCTGATATTGTCACCGGAATCCGGTTAACAGTTCATACATATCAAAAATCGGATGAGGCGCAAGAACTATATAATGATACTTTGAATGGAACAGCAGAGGTTATTTTTAATGAGCCTTATCATGGTCTGGAGATAACTGGCGGCACCATTGGTCAGTCTGGTGATAACTATGCTTACATAACCGGAACCGGTGGAAATGTAATACTAACCGGAAAGAAATACAACCATCTTACAACATCAATACTTAAAGAGAATCCCGATATTGTGTTTAACAAAAATATTCGCGAAGTAACAAATGCGACGTTGGTGCACAATGGTAATGCTCAGCAAGTGCTTGAACGTGTATATGCATATTACCAGCGCGCAGAAAATGTGGTGGGGGATGTACTTATAGGAAATAAAAAACTAGGACAGAAGGTTAGGATTGATACAGATTATGATGGATACCGCAGCGGTATTATTGAGAGCTACAATTACAGCTTTTCTCCCAACGAAATTAAGGCAGAGGTAAAAATACATGAGTAAGTATTTAGAATCTCTTATTTTTGACCGTACGCAGTCAGACATAATAGAATTAACTGACAAAGCTTACATTGATTATAAAGACCTAAACCGAATCGAACAGGCGATTAAATGGGTATCTTATGTTCTCAACCAGTATGGATATAGAAATACGACAAACAACAAGCTGAATTGGAAACCTGAGGACCATAGGACGGATAAAGAAATGGAACGTCTAAGAAAAAATATAGTTGCAATAAGAAACGCGTACTATACAGGCGATAGCACTCCCCTTACCCCAGATAAGATAACATACACATCAATTTATCAGGCCAATGCCATAGAAAAAATCATTTATGATTTAGGTAATTTGATTGAAAAGTCCTATCCTGGTCCTCAGCATTTGTCGTTTAAATTGGGAACCAAAGTTCTAGGAAACAGAGGTATTAAGCTATGAATTTAAAAACAAATTTTAAAAATGACAAATTTTCTGGATTACGAAAATATAAGATGACCACAGATACGTCAACCGGCCTAACAACGCTTGAAGATAAAACAGAGTATCAGGAAATAGGAGACATTTTTTCGGCTGATGACATTAACGAAACCAATAAGGCTGTATTACAAAACAACTCAGAAATCCAAGATATCAAAGGTATAAAAAAAATTATGGTTCCTTCGGCAAATTGGAGCACATCTGTCCCCTATTCACAGACAGTTGGTGTCCCGGGAGCTAAAGAGGACATTGGGCTTATTATTGGTGGTCCATATTTAGGGGATAAACCAAGCGCAAGCGTAGCCAGAGAGAGAAAAAAGGCTTTTGGATATGTCGATAGTGCTGAGAGCGGAAATGGAATTGTCACATTATATTGCTATGGCTCTAAGCCATCAACTGATTTTCAAATTCTTGTAAAAGGGGCGGGGAACTAGTATGGCAGAATGTATACTATATAACGGCGGTATGTTTAATAATGATTATCTCACTGCAAAACCAGAAGATGTCAAATATGGACAAACTTTTATTGGTGCAGGAACAGAAAATACACAAGAAGGAACTATGCCTACTTATTACAATGTGGAACATGATTTTCCCATTAACGGAAAGTTTTCTATTCCAGAAGGGTATTTTGTTTCAATAACATTAAAACAAGATATTCCAACATTGGGAGCACAATACGTTGACCCTTCCATCAATGGAACAACGGCTGGAGTTAAAGGAACATATATGACCGGCAATGTTTTTATTGGTGGGATATCGGGGATTTCAAGCGCTGTGATAAAAAAGGGAGTTAAAATAGGTCCATATATTGGGACATTTGAGGGATGGGTTGATTAAAAATGGCTGATTGCATAATTAAAAAGAATGGAGCTAATGCAGATACAAGTGATTTAACTGCCCTTCAATCGAGCGTAAAGGCAGGAAAAATATTTTTAGGTCGTGGAAGCGATGATGAACAAATTGGAACAATGCCGATTATACAACCTGAAAAGCATGAACTACAATTAAATCAGACGTTATCTTTAGGAGAAGGGTTTTATGAAGCTGGTAGTACAGTAACACAAAATATACCTACACTAGGTAATCAGTACGTTGTTCCAAGCGCGGATTTGCAAACAGTAGATACAGCTGGTAAATATATGTCAGGCGATGTTTTTGTTGAAAGACTACCGAATCTTATTGCATCAAATATAAAAAAGAATGTAGTCATTAGGGTAGGAGATACAACTATTGTAGGAACTTACGAAGGATATGAAAATGACGACCCATATACGCCATATTACAATGGTGTGTTTGCTCCAGGACAATCAATAAGCTCGTTTCCTTCCTTTGGGCGCAAAGGAGGAGCGTACTACAAAGGGGACGTGACATTTGGCCGGGATAACATTCATCTTGAGAATCCTCTTAGCACAGATTATGTAACAACAGCAATTGTATTTAATGTTCCTCTCAATTTTGATAATATCAATCGAATAACGTTAAAATATTCCCTCGCCAATGCATCTGGTGGTTGTGAAATGGTGCTGGCTACTGGATATGTTAGTGATTATATATATATGAGAGATTCTAGTGGCTCTGGAAAGGATTATAATGATGGACTAGGAGATTATTGGAGGAGAGAAATACCAAATACATCAGGCAATTTAAAAACGAATAGTTTTGATGTATCCAATATTACTGGAACACGATTTATATATATATCACTTTTTATGCGCACTACAGCAAGTACATCAGTTGTCAATATGACATTAAGGGAATTAAAATGCAGCATATAGGAGGAGAGCATGGCAATAAATGATTTAGAAAAAATGGACAACTATAATCCAACTAATTATGTAAATAATTCTGAACCGGATATTGATGCTGAACATCTTAATAAAACAGAAAATAAACTGGAAGAAACTGTTGAAAAAGCTAATGAAATAATTGATACACTAAAAGCATTAATTTCAACCGTTCAAACAAATTCACAAACCACAGTTCCGTCATCTTCGCTGGTCTATTCGATGCAGCAAGCAATCACAAAAAATACGGATGATATTGCTACTGCAAATAGCAATTTAGCAAAAACTAATGCAAAGGTGACTTTAAACGGCGTCAAGAACATTAATGGTTTTACAGCCGTGTATTCTGACCGAACTGACCGGGCATTCCAGCTATATTATGATAACGGTGAGATTGCGTCAATCGCATTTAACAACACCGGTATCTGGTATGATTTTTATGACGGACGAAACTGGAAGCAGGTTTGGAAATTTAATAAGCCATCATAATAATCATTTTGTGCTGAAGGCATATAGGTTCGTAAGGTTTGGAACTTGACTGTTATAACCAATAAATCGTACGGTATCACCTTTACGCACAGAAAACCATATAGGCATTGACGAATTGACTGTGACATCATTATTGACCCAAAAAATATTTATCCCATTTATAAGTACATTACAACCCTGAGCTGAGATGTTAAAACCAATGGAACCACAAACTATACAATCCTCTGTAGCTGCCCAACTTGTACCGTTAGCAAACCCATCTTTAATTTTTTTGCTGGTGTCTATGTATGGTAAATTGCTATTTTATAATATAAAAACATACCCATGAAAGGAGTAAAATGAACCAATTAAAACTATCAAACAACACAAAATACGACTTAATAACAAACGGGGTGGAAGAATCAGGAGATTACCTAACCCTTTCGTTTCTTCCCGGCCTAGACAGTTTTGAAACAGTAGAAGTAGAATTCAATGCGACAAACACAGAAAAAATTTACATACTTGGTTTGAATGGTCAGCCGATGGAAGTAAAAACAGGATTTACCCGGTTGGTGGAGATGCAAAAGAAAATGGATTATGCCATATCCTATGAAACAGTAAATACCGGAACCGAAGAAGCGCCGAATTATGAAACCAAGGAAGTGAAGGATACCGTTATGGTAGTTAAACTTCGTAGGCCAGATATCCGGGATACAGTACAGACCTTGCAAGATACAGTGGATGCAATGATTTTAAGTCAGTTGGAGGTGTAATATGTATACAACATTAAAAAGGCTATATAACAATGGTAAAGGGCCATTAACGCTTTCCGAACTCAACCGGGCTGTGTCAATTGGATGGATTACAGAGCAGCAGAAAAACAGCATAATTGGAGGATGATTATGAGAGATATCACATTGTGCCATCCACGCTTACAGCTTTTAGCAGGTCAATTGGTGGACGAATGCAATAAACAGGGATTAAAAATTAAAATAGGTGAGACACTGCGGACCGTGGCAGAACAGGATGCTTTATACGCTCAGGGTAGGACTAAACCGGGTAACATTGTAACTAATGCTCCTGGCAGCAGCTACAGCTCCTATCATCAATGGGGAACGGCTTTTGATATATTCCGCAATGATGGCGCTGGAGCCTATAACGAAATAGGCGGCTTCTTTAACCGTGTAGGTGCTATTGGCGTATCTATCGGTCTTGAATGGGGAGGAAACTGGAAGTCTCCTGTGGACAAGCCACATTTTCAACTTCCTGATTGGGGCAGCTCCACCAGTGGTATCAAGAAATTGTACCAAAATCCAGAACAATTCATGAAAACCTGGACTGAGCAGGAGCGCACTGGGTGGATTAAGGATAATAATGGTTGGTGGTACCGCAGACCAGATGGAACTTACCCGGCTAATAAGTGGTGTGTCATAAATCACCATTGGTACTTATTTAATAAGGATGGTTATGCCTGCACCAGCTGGCACCGCTGGAATGGCACCGTGTGCGACCCGGAGGACGGCTCAGGAGACTGGTACTATTTCGACCCGACACCGAATGGACTGCTGGAGGGAGCCTGCTGGCATAGCCAGGATAATGGCGCCCAGCAAATCTGGTACATAGAGGATTCTAATTCAATATAAAAGCGCCAGATTTTTACACTGACGCTTCTATAAATAGTATACCATCTTCGGAAATATGCAACACGATATGCAACACGGAGCCTGGAAACCGCATAAAACCGTTGTATTTTACGGGTCCGATTCCCGTCAGCAGCTTTTCCATAAAACCTTGTAGATACGGGAAAAACAACGTATTTACAAGGTTTTTTCATGTTTTTAAACATCACTTCCTCTGCTTATCACGGAGGAATATACTATAATTTTTATGATATATGCAACACGATGCAACACGAAAAATATGCCGTTTTATTACATACTGTTCAATTTTTCAAAGTGCTTATTAATTTTTTTATTTTGCCGGACGGTTTCAGAGTCAATTGCATTTCTGTATACGGTTTTCATAATATTATCGCTGGCCCATCCTCCCCGCTGCAAAATATATTGGTCCGGTATCCCTATAGCGTGCATAATGGATGCGGCATAATGCCGTAGGTCGTGAAAGCGGAAATGGGGTATGTCAATCTTTTTGAGTACTCGCCCGAATCGGTGTGTGATGTAATCCGGGTTCATATCAACCAGCTTTCCTTTTTTTTCAGATATCCGGTCAATTACAAATGCTGGCATTTCTACATCCCGTGTACTATCATCCGTCTTTGGCTGTTTGATGTACCATTGATTGTCTGGCCCCTTGACCATATTATCTCTTACATGGATAATTTTTCCATCCACGTCCTTATCGGTTAGAGCGCTTATCTCCCCTCTCCTAAGTGGACCAAACGCAGCCAGTAATACAGCTATCTCCAAATCAGTGCCTTTAATAGCGTCCAGCAACTTTTTAATATCATTGTCATTTGGGCAATATAAGTTAGGACGTTTTTTCTGCGGCAGTTTAACGTTTAAAGTTAATTCGGGTGCAAACATTTCCAGCGTTGGAGATAACAGACCATAGGCATTTCTCACCGTCTTTGGAGATAATTTTTTTGCAGCTAAATTACTTACCCATATTTGTACAGCTGGACTTGTCAGTTCAGAAAGCTTTTTTTGGCCAAATGCGCCGCCGAAATACTGTCTTTGTAGACCAGTGTACCCTCTAAGCGTAGAAGGGCTTAAAACACCGCTCTTGGCGCTTAAATAGCGTTCAATAGCATCATTAACTGTAATATCTTCTTCGTCCTCTTCCGGTACGTTGTATTGTTCTATGGGCTTGTCCTTCATATCTAATTTCCATCTAGCTGCCATTTCTTGTGCGATTTTTCGTGATGGGGCAACAAAACTTTTGTAATGTCGTTTACCTTTTTCATCCGTATATAAGTATAATTGTACGCGGATATTTTTGGATGGTAGTTCTCCTTTTTTCTTTTTCGGGGCTTTTGTAGTCACTTCTCTTTCCTCCTTCAATTGATTTTCCTAAAAATAGGTATAAAAAATACAGCTCCGCAAATATCTTGCAAAGCCGCCCCGAAGATGGTACAATATAGGTGCGAATTATAGTGCATATCTTCGGGTATGTAGGCCGGTTCCTGTTGGCGCAGGGGCCGGTTTTTACTTATTTCAAACCAAATTGGGCTTTTGAAGTCAATTTTCCATTTGTAAAATACATCGTTGCATTAGCTCCTGATGAATCATCTCCATACCATATGTATGCGGTAGAATTAATGTCTAAAATATTAGTTTCTGCCATAGGTTCTCCTTCTCCACCAATTATATTTACACATTCTTGGTATGTCATTCCAGTAGTACATTGATTATATTCATTCAGTGTTATGTGATAACTGTAAGTGCGTGGCCATGATGAAAATATCCCAATGCCCCATAAAGTTATAAATAAAACCGTAAGTATAATTCGCATTGATTTTGTGCCTTTTTTGTAATACCACATTAAAAACAAACCTAAAGGCATACAACAAATAAAAAGCATTAGAAGATAAAACCAATCCTTTTGATAGAATTTATAATCTTCAGTAGAATGTTCAATAATTTCTAATTCTGGATTATTTTCTTGTATTAGTTCAATAGTTCTTCTTATTTTATCATTTGCTTTATGATTAAAGTCAAAACGTTTTACATTATTTGAATCATAAACAAAATCCAGATATCCACCACCTACGCCAATTTGAAAATAGCAATACTCAATTTTTTTTAAATCTGAGTAAGAAATTTTTGTAGAATTTCCAAACAAGTCTATAATTTTAGAATCCTTTTTTCCTACAAATAACTCTTGCGAAGCGCCCTTAATGCTCATGAACATCCTCCGTAATGTGCATCAGACTCAATATCTTGTACATCATCTTTTTCAAAATCATTTCCCTCTAAGTGCCTCATAACATGCCAGAACCTCTGTCTTTGAGATTCTCTGGTTGCATTTTTATCTAAAAATATAGTAACGGTTCCATCCTCATTAGGCGTTACGGCTTCATGTACTTTTCCAGATGGAAAGCTAATCAATTGGACGTTGTAGTCAATCGACATTGCCTCGTTCCTTTCTTTTCAAAGCTAAAAGCATACTATGAACAGTTTCTAAATCTTCCGGCTCTGCATCTTTAGCAGCATCAAATAATAATCTCAACTCCTTATTTTCAAAAATATCCTGGGCAATAGCAGCAGTTTCCTCATTGATGTAATATTTATTTCGTTCTTTTACCTCCTTATCATAAAAATCAGTTATTGGAATATTAAAGTAATCTGATATCTTTTTGACTCTTTCCATACTGGGTTTACTTGTTTCTATTTTGCATAAAGACCCCTTAGCAAACCCTAAAGCCTTTTCGGCTCCAGTGACAGTTACTCCCTTTTCCTTACATAATCTTTTGATATCTTGATAAGTAATCACGTATATTCGTCCTTTCTAATAAAAGTTGAAAAAAATACGCAAATACTATTGACATATTGAAAATATAACGTATAATATAATTATGACGTTGAAAAAAATACGCAAAGACAATATGCCGTTGAAAATAGTATTTAGTTTGTTTGTGGTAATTCAAATTATAGAATATTTTCAACCTAATGTCAATACATAATGCGTAATATTTTCAGCAGAAAGGAGGATGGATTTATTTGATTTATAACAACGTCAAGGAAATATGCGACAAAAGGAAGATTTCTATAACTAGAATGGAAAGTGAATTAGGTTTTTCCAGAGGAAGTATTTGCAAATGGAATGATACGGACCCGGGAGTGAGTAAGGTAAAGAAAGTTGCAGATTATTTAAAAGTTAAAATTGACAAGCTAATTTCTTAGCGTAGGAGGTTTAATGGAAGAAATTATAAAAATCAATTACGATGCTGAACAGCCGACAGTATCGGCAAGAGAGTTGCATGAGGGACTGGAAATTAAGAGCAACTTCACGACATGGTTTGACCGTATGTGTGAGTATGGTTTTGAAGCTGAAAAAGACTTTTTTCCAAAAATGGAAGAAAGTACAGGAGGTAGGCCGGCAACAGATTTTGAGATTTCCGTAGACATGGCAAAACAGATTTGTATGATACAACGTTCCGAAAAAGGCAGACAGTACCGCCAGTATTTCCTTGACTTAGAGAAAGCATGGAATACACCGGAACAGGTCATGGCTAGGGCTTTGAAAATGGCTGGAAAGACCATTGACAAACTAAAATCACAAAACACTGTACTCTTAGAGGATGTACAACGCATGAAGCCTAAAGAGATATTTGCCGATGCTGTGGCAACTAGTCATACATCAATCCTTATTGGTGACTTGGCGAAGCTGATTAAACAAAACGGCGTAGATATCGGACAGAAAAGGTTATTTTCTTGGTTGAGAGATAATGGCTATCTGATTAAACGGAATGGTTCTGAATGGAATATGCCAACACAACGCAGTATGGAGGCAGGATTGTTTGAGGTGAAGGAAAGTACAGTGAATAATCCTGATGGCTCCGTAAGAATAAACAAGACCACCAAAGTTACTGGAAAAGGTCAGCAGTATTTTATCAACAAGTTTTTAAGGAGGGAAAATGGAAGAAATCAGTAAAGTATTACAAAATAACCTTGGGCTTCTTAACTTGTTTAAGGTTGCGATTACATGCAACAAAGCGCAGATTGTAAAGGCTGTTAAATTTCTTGATGATTCCAGGCGCTCTAACAATCGTATTTCTTAAAGGAGGTGAAAGATGATGAATGGACCAAAGTTTAGATTGGTGAGCGATGGAAAACATACCTATTTTGAATTATGTGGAAAATCTATAGGGAAAGGTATTTCATCCGTTTCTTATGTTCATGAAGCAGGTAGGAATCCAGAAATTGCCATGTCTTTTAACTTGAATGATTTTGAATTTTTGGAAGATGGTAAGGTTGATAGGGTAACAAATACTCTGATTGGAGTAGAGCCGCCCGACAAGACGGCTCTTAGGAATTAATTGGTTGCCTTTTCGTATCCGGCAGACGTTAATTCTATTGAAGCTATAACATCATTTCGGCAAATGATATATCCATATGATTCTAATTCATTAATAATTCTATCAGAGAAAGCAATATAAAAATCAGAATCAAAAGATTGACGCTTCGTTTTATCAAATTCATTGGCCATTTTACGAAGAAGCAACAGTGCGTTTTCAGACATATTATCTCCTTTCTTATGTACTTGGCGCGGCAACGCCTATAAATACAGTATAGGACAGGGGGAGAAAAAAGACAAGCATTGGATTTTCGCAGGAAGATGCGAAAAAGGAGGAAAGACTATTTTATTAGGAACTCAATTTTATAATGATTGCATATCACTTAGTGATAAATCGTTTGATGAACTTGTACATATGCAATCAGAGAAATATCCGTGGCTGGACTTCTTAATAAAGGAAGTCGCAGAAGCAAGGAAAGAAAATAAAAGTGGGGCTACCTGTCTCGAACACAGATAACCCCAGTATCACACATTACCCAAACTAATGCGGATACAGGAATATTTTACCATTTTCTCCTGTATTACGCAAGCGCAGGAGGAAAATATTTATGAACATTGAAAACCAGAAGGACAAGCCAACATGGGAAGGGCTGGAGCAGTATTTTGCTGTAGAGGTAATCGAGCAGAGCAAGAGGAATGCAAAGCATTGGTTTATAGTGTTCCTGGTAACACTGGCGGCGCTGATAGGCACCAATGCTGCATGGCTTTATACCGCGGGTACATATGACTATGTTTCCCAGGATGGCACTGGACTGAACAACATCAATACAGGAACACAAGGAGACTTAGAGAATGGGACAGAGAGCCAGGATTAAAAAGAACGGCAAGAGCCGGGGAATCAAGAGGAAGAGAAGGAGATAAACGATGTACATCAATCCATTTTTAGCAGGAGTTGTTTGCACTGTTTTTGCAGAGATACTAATAATTATAGCAATAGCGCTTTACCAGTATTTTAAGAGTTAATGGCGGTGTGTGGCACACAGGTCCAGGTTCGATTCCTGGCATAACCATGGTGGAAAGTAAGAGGGTGCCGGTTCGACTCCGGCCGCCGCCAACTTAACATTTAACTATGGAAAAGGAGAAACTATATGAAAGAGCAAGAAGCAATAGAATTACTAAAAGGTATGCAAAATCCATTACAGGATTATGCAGATATGATTGGTGCTCCGGCTTTTGCGTCTGGGCATAGATATGTATATCCAGAACCCGAAGACTATGCTATCGAAGAGGCAATAACTGTTTTGGAAGAAAAGAAGAGTCGAAGATGGATTCCAGTATCGGAACAGTTGCCGGATGAACCAAAATTTTTCCTTGTAACATTTGCAAAACAATTTGGAGGATACGATATTGAATACTGCTATTATGAATGCGAAAAATGGTTCATAGTTGCTGACGGTGATAATAGCGAAAATAAGGCATGGAGAGAAGAAATGAAAAGTGTTGTTGCATGGATGCCACTGCCGGAACCATACCGGCCAGAACCGGGGAAGAAGTGCTGAGTATTCAAATTAAGATTTTAAAAGGAGGTTGCAAAAATTATGTATAAAAGCGTATATGTAAAGACTCATGAATGTTTTGCAAAGGGAATTGATTGCAATGAATTCTATTTTTCCAACGTTGATATCGAAGATGAGGCAAATTTTTTAACATTATATGATAGAGACGGCACTTTAGCTTTTAAATGTCGCGTAACTGATATTGAGCGTTTTGCTAAGATGCAAGATTAGCAATTAAGGAGGAAGTAAGAGTGAAATCTAAGAAGCCGTCAGAATGGCAAAAGGACAGCATACGGCTACTGATAGAAGAAGCCAAAATAAGAAATAACTTTGATGATAATGAGCTGGCCTTGTATTTGGGGTTTTGCACAAGCTCGTTTAGAGAGCGTAAAGCCAACCCTCAAAAACTGACAATAGAAAAATTGCAGATACTTCTGCAATTGACCGGGAAGGAGATGAAATTTGTTGAAACAGCTTAAATACATACCTGTCGGAAAAACACACTTAAGCCCGCGGCAGAAAGACCGGATGATTATTCGCGGTTTAACCGCTGCGGTGATGGTCTTAAGCGGATTGCTGGTGATATGCATGGCGGTGATATTATGAGCCGCCGCCGCAATGGAACCAACCGGGCCGGGGCAATGATAAATGCTAGTCGGTACACCGGATATGGTAAGCCAATAAAAAAGGTCGTCAGCTTGACAGAGCTAAACGACCGGATACAAAAAATAACTCAGTCTGATTATATCAGAGATTATGGAGGTTTTCAAGATGGAAGAAAGAATGGTTGAAATTTCTGCTAATGAATATAGAAAGCTTATTGAGCTTGAAGGTCGGGTAAATGCAGCTTTGATTTTTTTGGATAACGATGAATATGCCAGTCGTAATGTGCTGGTCGGTATTTTGAGAGGTGTACCGGTTAAAGTTCCTAAGGATAAAACACATGATGAATAATTCTAAATGTGATTCTTGTGGATGTTTTCTTGACCCGAAACATTGGAAAGAATGTGATAAATGCCATCAGAGGGAACTTAAGCGAGTGAAAAAGGTAGAAAGAATGCAGGAGCCTATCAAATCAGAGGGTCAGAATTACACTTTATATTCAGATGGAGGACAAGTAGATGAACTTATATGAAATTGATACAGAAATATTGGGTTGCGTTGACATGGAAACAGGGGAAATCATAGACGATGGACGTCTGGACCGACTCCAGATGGAAAAGGAAAAGAAGATTGAGAATATAGCTTGCTGGTACAAAAATCTCAAAGCGGAGGAGGGTGCCATTGATTCTGAAATTAAAAATCTTAATGCAAGAAAAGTAGCCGCAGGTAATCAGGCCGAACGGCTTAAGGAATACTTATCTGGATATCTTGACGGTGAGAAGTTCAAAACGGCGAGAATTTCAATATCTTACCGTAAATCAGAATCGGTTGTGATTGAGGATACATCTAATATCCCTACAGAATACCTTGTTGCCAAGGAGCCGGAACCGAGCAAAACCAAAATTAAAGAAGCCATAAAAGGAGGTCTTACAGTTCCAGGGGCGCATATTGAACAGAAACAGAATATACAGATTAAGTAGGTGTTGTGTATGGAAAATCTTGACTTATACCAAAAGGTCCGTTCTGTTCCAGATAGCGCTAAGAAAACCATTAAGGGAGGTCGTACCAGCGGTATGACCGATATTAACCCTATGTGGCGCATAAAAGTCCTTACTGAGCAGTTCGGGCCATGTGGGATAGGGTGGTACTACATACCTACACGAAAGTGGTTAGAAACATCAGGAAATGAGATAGCGGCTTTTGTGGATATCGAATTATACATAAAGGTTGACGGGGAATGGTCTAAACCAATTCCCGGAAACGGCGGCAGCATGTTTGCATCAAAAGAGAAATCCGGCATATATGTTTCGGACGAATGCTATAAAATGGCAACCACAGATGCTATATCGGTAGCGTGTAAGCAGCTTGGAATTGGTGCTGATGTTTATTGGGATTCAGATAGAACTAAATATAACAAGCAGAATAGTCCAGATTTGATTACTGAATCTGATATCAATGAAATATTCCTGGAGCTGAAACGGACAGGAATAGGGATTAAGAATGTGCTATCAAAGTATGGACTGACTGATATTCATGATATGACTAATTCCCAGGCAAATGAAACAATTAAAAAGCTGAAAGAACATCCAGATAAGGAGTTAGTAATGCAGCCACCGAATGATATGCAGGATAGTGAACTACCATGGAATGACCCAAAGAGGTGATTATATGCATGAGGCAGCAGACATAATAGCATACAAGCTTGTTCCAGAGGGAACGTATCTAAAGATATTTATTCCTGGAAAAAATCTTATGGAACCAATCGTTGATAAGCACATGAATAGATGCAGTGTATGGCTTGACGATGGTAGACATATAAGTGCAGACCAGCGCAAAAAGATTTATGCCACAGTTAATGACATCTCCGCCTATTCCGGGAACGTGCCTGAGGTAGAGAAAGAATGGCTTAAGTATTTACATATCAACCGGACCGGATGCGGATATTTTTCACTGTCTGATTGCTCTATGGATACTGCCAGGGAATTTATCAATACTATGTTGGATTATGCGCTGGAGCAGGGAATACCGTTGTTGGATTTCGCCCTTAACCGTACCGATGATATAGGACATTACCTGTATGCGTGTTTAAAGCTTCGTAAGTGTGCTATATGCGGTCGAGATGGAGAGATACATCATGTAGATACTATCGGCATGGGTAATGACCGGAGGAAGGTTGATGATTCGGAGTACCGGAAAATATGCTTATGCCGGCAGCACCATACAGAAGCGCATAGCATTGGTATGACAGCGTTTGAGGACAGATATAAGGTGTACGGAATCAAGTTTGATAATTAAAATTTCTGGGATAACCGGAGGAAAGTTATGATTGATAGGAAACATCCTTTTATTTTTAAAGTAAAATGGAGAGATTTTTATATTTTGTGGGTTTGGAAGTTTGCTTTAATATGGATTACCAAAGCCGAACATACAAATCCAAAGAAATACATAGAAATATGGAATGCAGAATATGGAAAAGCATTGGTATTCGGAAGATATGGAATCGGAATAGGTCATGCATTTAAGTTTAAGCCATAAAACTGACATTTTTGGTATCTATTCCCCTTGCGGGATGATACATACAACGGAAATGAGTACTGGTCAGAATGCTGATATGTCACGATATACTTTCTGACCCTGGGCCGGGACCTGTCAAACCTCCTTTACCCGGCCCGAAAGGAGGGATTATTTGAAGAATAAACGAACTGTTAGCGAAGAAGTTCAGGCAAGGGTATATAATGTGCTCCTTGTAGGAAAAGAGAATGCATTGAACCGAGATGAACTGGTATCTAAGACAGGAGAAGAAGATAGAGACATACGAACCGCGATTGAAATGTTAAGACACGATAAGGTGATTCTTACATTGTCGAAAGGGAAAGGTTACTATATACCTCCTGATGATGCACAAGGGCGGCAGGAAGCCTATAAATGGATTGAAAGCCAGAATAGCCGGATAGAGAGCATAAAGGCGGCAGAGCGTGGCGCACAGCTCTTTATAAAAAAAAATAAGAACACTAAAAGAAAAGATACCGGATTTCCTGGGCAATTGAGTATGTTTGGTGCAGGATTATGAGAGACAGTTTTGTAATGTATACAGCGAATATAGACCAAATATCACTGCTAAATATGGAGCAGAGAGGAAATCTGTTTACTGCTATCATGTTATATGCAGCAGACAAGGAACTTCCTCAGATGGATGGAATGACACAAATGGCTTTTAGCTTTATTAAGGCTCAGCTTGATAGAGATAATCAGAAGTACCAGAAGATGATAGAATCCAGAAGAGAAGCTGGGAAACTTGGAGGAAGGCCAAAAGGTAGTGCTTCTTCTGATAAACCGGAAGAAGCAAAAAAAGCAAATGGTTTTTTTGAAAAGCAAACAGAAGCAAAAAAACATGATAATGTAAATGATAATGATAATGTAAATGATAATGTAAATGATAATGTAAATGATAATGTAAAAGATAAAAAAAACTATTGTGTGCGTTTTGAGCAGATGTGGCAAGCGTACCCGAGAAAAAAAGAGAAAGCAGCGGCCTATAAGGCATATAAGGCGCGCTTATCTGATGGATTTTCAGAGGACGAGCTGGAAACAGCAGTTAAAAGATACGCTGATGATTGTAAAAGTATGCACACGGAAGAACGGTATATCAAACATGCGGCTACCTTTTTTGGCCCAAATACGCCGTTTGCGGATTACCTGAAAGGAGATGGAGATGGACCCATTGCAGGAAATGCTCAGCCGAATACAGAAGGAACGCAGACATACAACGATGACTACCTCGAAGGAGCCGGGGAAGGGTTTGATGGCTTCTGATGTCTGCCCCAAATGCCACGGCACCGGATGGATATACTGGTTTGATGACGAAGACCGGGAAAGCGGATATAGATGTGACTGTGGTTTGGTGGAACGACAGATTGCGAACAGGAAATTGGAATTTGCCAATATACCTGAGGCATTTAGAAACCTTGATATCCGTTCCTTCGACCTGGGGGTATACCGGAAGGATGAGAGCCGGAAGGTAATCAGGAATACCGGGGCAGCCATTAAATACTATCTGGATAACCTGGATGAAATGAAAGGCAACGGAATGGGACTGTACCTGTATTCCGGGACCAAGGGGTCAGGCAAGACACGAATGGCCGCAAGCATAGCAAACGAGATGGTCAGTACATACAGGATGCAGGTTAAGTTTGCCGGCTCTATGCAGATTATCAACGAGATTAAGGCCACATGGGATGATAAGGACAGAAGCGAGAGCGACCTGTTAAGAGCGTTATCCACTGTACAGGTCTTGGTGATAGATGATTTCGGAACGGAGATTCCAAAGGACTGGATTGGAGAACGGTTTTACAGCATCATCAATGGCCGGTACCAGGACAAGCTGATAACAATGTACACCAGCAATTTAAGCCTGCAGGACTTGCGATATGATGACAGGATAACCAATAGAATCAAGGAACGTACATTCCAGCTGCCATTCCCGGAAGAATCCGTTAGGGAACTGATAGCAGAGCAGAACCGGAAAGCGCTTATAGAAGGAATGAGAGGATAGGAGTGGAGAGTTGAAGGAAATACATAAAAAAATCCTGGTGTTTGTAAAGCAATACATGTTAGAGCATGATTATCCCCCCACAACCAGAGAAATAGGGGACGGGGTAGGATATACGTCAAGCTCTACTATCTGGGGATATCTGCGGGATATGAAAGAGATAGGGTTGATTGATTATGTGGATGAATGCCCTAGAACTATAACAATACCCGGAATGCATTACACATGCGATACCAAGGATAACATTCAGGCAAGGGGGAATTAAATTGCCAGATAACAAAATGAAAAATCAATATAGTGACAATTCAGAACGCCAAAGAATGGCAGCAATAAAGGACATGGAGAAATATCCATTACCTATGACGAAAGCATTTCTCCGACCGGCATATGATAGGACTGAAATATGTCCTGATTTTTCTAGGCGTCCAAGTAACCAAAACACACATTTAGCGGAGGAACGAGAATGAAAAAATATTTGGAAAAAGAAAAAGCAATCGACACATTAGCAAGACTGTATGAGCGCATAAAAAGAGAAGAACATGACCAGGAAGCGGCTAATGGAGTTTGGCGTGCAATGGAAGCTATTGCGGCCCTGGGCGATGCGTGGATTCCCGCTTCGGAACGGCTCCCAAAGAAACCGGAAGAGAATCCAATATATGATAACAAGCCATTGGAGATATATTTAGTGTCTGTCAAAACTACAGACTGTGTGATTAGGGCATTTTGGAACGGAGCATCATTTACTGACGGGTGGGATAAACTGGACGTGCTGGCATGGATGCCATTACCGGAGCCATATAAGGAGGCAGAGGGATGATTGAAGAAGGAATCGCGAAAGACCTGTCAATGGTAGTTGAAAATGCAAAATTGATGGGATGCCAAGAGGTTAAGTCATTTAAGAATATACCACTGAAAAATGTTGAGGCTGTCATATCAGCTCTACAGAAACAGATAGCAAAAAAACCAGAGGATGAAAGGTGTTTTATTAAAGACAAAGAGAATATCGGATTGTGCCCATCTTGTGGTGAAGGGGTCAATTCAAATTATCCATATTGTGGACACTGTGGGCAGAGAATCAAATGGGATGTTGAGTGGCGCATGGAGGTAGATGGATGATAGATAGACAAGGAGCAATTGCGATATTACAGGAGCACATTAATACATACCGCTACCAAACTACAGATAAGGGATGGGCGCAAATGGTACGCACTGGAATTGTCGGAAACACGATACCTGACAAGATAGGTTTTATAGCAGAGGCGGAGAGGCAGATACAGGCTTACGAGATGGCTATTAAAGCGCTGGAGAGCGGCGAGGCAGCGGAATTTGTGGACCGGTGTTACCTTGGCAGCCTATGCCCATACCAGATGCCCGTGTAATGCTTATAACACAGCAGCGCATACCGGTACCTGATTCGCAGGACCGAGACTGCGTAAAGATAGCTGGCGTGGCTCTGGTGTATGCACAACCAGTAAGACCAGCAGCGGATGTGCCTATGGAGAGATAATGGAGGACCATACGGCCAGGGGTTCCGGTCTGGCGCACATCCACTATATCGTTATTTTGTGGAGGAAAGGTATGTTAGAAGAGGATTTAAAAATATTAGAAAAGGCATTGGAAGGAATAGAGCTGACGGAAGAGGAAAACAGACTGGTGGAATGGATTGCCGGATGGGATTTATGGACAGTACGGCAGTTTAGACAGATTATAAAAAAATGTCGTGAGTCAGACAATTAAGATTTTGACGGAGATGAAAAATGAGAAAAGTAAAATATAAAGCTAATTATGGATACGCTGGTACTGATGTAGAGGATGAGCTGGAATATCCGGACGGGGTGACAGACGAAGAAATAGAAGAGGATATTAAAGAAATTGTCATGCAACGGATTGACTGGTATTGGGAACCAGTAAATTAAACATTTGAGAAAAGAAGGTGCCAGATGAGGAAAGTACAATGGTGTGTAAAATGTAAAAAGTATCATCGTTTTGATGATATAAACTGGAAATACAACTGGAAACAGAGAACATGGGAGTGTTTGAAAAATTAAGATTCAGAGGAGATAGCAAATGCGCGAATATATAGATTTGGATATTAGAATTGATGGTAGAACTATTCCCTATCCGGTATTGACATCATGCGAATATTTCGCGTCACATGACAATATTGATGATGTTGATGGTTTTATAGATACCAATCCAGAGATTGACGAGTTAGTGACACAGATATTAGCTTTAAAGCAAAGCTGCTTCCTTTTAAGACATACAACATATAGTTGTCAGAGTTTGAGTGATGGTTTATATGACCTTAAAATGAAACTAATAAAAAAGCTTGCAGAAAAATACCAGTATATGTTTGATGATGAATGGATGGAAAAGCTCGTGAATTAACGTTTAGTGAAAGGAGAAGTATGTGGATACCATTTGAATTAGGGCAGACTGTTTATATAGTGGTTGATAACGGTTACAATACAGAGCACACCATACATGACGGGTATGACCATTTAGGGGAGATTGTTCGCAGGGAAACAGTGCATCATCCCTTATTGGAAGTTGAGCCGAGACGGTTTAATTTACAGATGCTTGCCTATCATGGGCTTGATGGTATATATGCAACCCGTGAAGAGGCAGAAACACATTTAAAAAATTAACATTTCATTGGGAGAAGGGAGAATTAGAATGTACGATGATTCTTTTGAAAGATTTAGAGGTGAGTGTTTAGAATACAATCACAATAAGAATTGCAATATGATTGAAGAATGGTGTAAAGAAGCTGGTGTTACCTCACCAGTAGGATACTATAACGAATTAGAAAAGCACATAATAACTATTTACACTAACGAACCAGGTTACCTTATCGGTATGGGAGGTTGCTTAGTTAACAAATTCAAGAAGAGATTGTGCGAACAATTTTATGCTAATGAGTATGAAGTGAAGTTTGTGGAAATCCGTGGTGGATTTGCAAATATAGAATAAGCAATAAAGAGTTATTTTGAAAACTAAGAAAGGAGCCGACCTCCGGCCGGAGAAAAGCTATAGCGGGTCCTTTTGAAAATGAGAGATTTGATTATTGACTGTTTCGCAGGTGGCGGAGGGGCAAGCGTAGGAATAGAGATGGCACTGGGGCGACCGGTTGATATTGCAATCAACCATGACCCGCAGGCGATTCGGATGCATAAAGTTAATCACCCGGATACGTTGCATTTGACAGAGGATATATTCAAGGTTGACCTTAAAAAGTATGTTGCGGGCCGTCATGTAGCGCTTATGTGGGCATCCCCAGATTGCACAAGCCATAGCAAGGCTAAAGGCGGACAGCCGCGGAACAAGGGACTCAGAATCCTTCCGTGGGCAGTGTACAAGCACGCTAAAGCAATACTTCCTGCCGTTGTGCTGATGGAAAACGTCGAGGAAATACAACAGTGGGGGCCTCTGGACGAGGCAGGGTACCCAATAAAAGAAAGGGCTGGAGAGGAATATAAACGATTTATAGCAGCCATGAAAAAGCTGGGATATGATTTCGACAGCCGGGAACTGGTAGCAGCAGATTACGGAGCGCCGACAACACGACGGCGCTGGTATGCAATTTTCCGGAGAGACGGGAATCCGATTATATGGCCGGAGCCGACACACAATAAGAGTGGATCCGATGGCCGGTTGAAGTGGCTGGAATGCGGAAATTATATTGATTGGTCGGATTTGGGGCGTTCCATATTCGACCGGAAGAAACCACTTGCAGACGCCACCATGAAGCGGATTGCAAACGGGTACATAAAGTACGTGGTGAATAATCCGAAACCTTATACGGTGCATAATCAGAATGCCGTCGCTTTTATGATTCAGTACCATGGTGAGACGCGGGAAGGAGATTCACGCGGGCAGCTTCTGACGGAGCCGATAAAGACAATTGATACCAGTAACCGATATGGTTTAGTAACGGCGTTCGTCACAAAATTTTATAAAACTGGGACGGGGCAGGGATGCGATGAACCTTTACACACAATCACGACATCACCAGGGCATTTCGGGCTTATATCCGCATTTTTGATTAAGTATTACGGCACTGGTTGCGGACAAGAGTTAGTAAGACCATTGGGGACTATTACAACAAAGGATCGGTTCGGTCTTGTTAATGTAATCACTGATATTGATGGGGAGCAATATATTTTGAAAGATATTTTTCTCCGAATGCTAATGCCGGAAGAACTTAAAAAAATGCAGGGTTTTCCAGTGGATTATATACTCAACCGGGATATTGAGGGCAAGCCATACCCTGTTAGTGAGCAGGTGGCAAGAATTGGAAATAGTGTGGTGCCAATTATGGCACAGGCATTGGTATCTGCCAATTGTGCATATCTGAAAATTGGAGAGAGAATGCCAAATATGAGGATTGATGATAGTGAAATACAATTAAAGTTTGCATAACAAAATTAGCATTTGATAGAGAAGGAGGTACAAGATGGCATATGCTGAAAAAACTACGGTATCCGTGGCACGGACGAAGGCAAATATAGAAGAGCTTGTTCAAACACACGGAGCAGAACAGTTTGTGAGCGGATACAAAGCTAATATGGCGGTTATCGGATTTACAATGTCCGGGCGGCAGATTCGATTTCTGCTTCCTCTCCCAGACAAGTCAGCGAAAGAATTTTGGTATACTCCGGGCCGAGGGCAACGCCGGGCGGATGATGCGGCGCATACTGCATGGGAGCAAGCCTGCCGAAGCCGTTGGAGGGCACTGTATTTAATTGTCAAGGCTAAGCTGGAGGCGGTGGAGGCTGGTATCAGCACGGTGGAGCGGGAGTTTTTGTACGATATTGTATTGCCAGATGGACGGACGGCTGGAGAATGGATTGCACCGCAGATTGAGATGGCATACCAGACGGGGCAGATGCCAGCAATGCTGCCGATGTTGGAAAATTAGCATTTAACCAATTAAACGAAAGGAGCTATAAAGTGAGAGAAATATTATTTAAAGCAAAGGGCCGTGATAATGGCGAATGGGTGGAAGGGTATTATGTACTCTGTCGTAAATGTCATTATATCCTTCCGATATTTAACAGTGATGCTCTGTATCATGGATATGATGAAAGATATGGCGAATGGATTGAGATAGAACCGTCCACCATCTGCCAGTATACCGGATTAACTGATAAAAACGGTTTAAAGATATGGGAAGGTGACATTGTCGAATGTGTCTATGATGGACAAGTCAATGTTAGAAAGATTATTTGGGATGACTCAGAGCTGAATTTTAAGGGGACAAATGGAAAAGACCAATATGGAACAAATTATGATTATTTGTCTTGTTGTGAAGAACTTGTTATTATGGGGAATATTTATGATAGCCCTAATCTGCTAAACTGAAATTTGGAGAAGATAGAGAATGAATAGTAGACAGAAAAAGAAATGCAATAAAAATTGTGAATCATGTAAATTGTTTAAAGAATGGGATTGTTTTAATGGACAATATGGTGAATATGGAAGATGTGAACTACCATCATATGTTTATCCTGTATGTAAACACTCTTCGGACTTAGAAGATGATTATGATTTGCCTTTTGGAGGAGATTTCAGAGAGCAAATAAAAAATATCACTGGAAAATCAGTTTGTAAATATTGGAAAAGAAAGTAACAAACTGAAATTTTATAACCTAAGAAAAAACAAATTGAGGAAAAAATTATATGCACAGAATAAAAACTGAGCGGTGGTCACCCGCCAAGATGATTCCGCCGCTCCCGTAAATACGTCTGAGTATATTATACCTTACTCAGACGTGAAAATCAATACGAATGAGGAGGATATAATTATGAGTACACAGACAATAAAAGCTGAAATAATCAACAATGTACTGGTAGCAATGTCCTTATATATCATGGAGCA